CGATCTCGCGTCGTGTTTGTGTGTGAGAACGAGTTCCAAAGGAGTGGCCCGTGGGCCGTGTCGATGACCTGAGGGCCGACTACGACCGGCTCGGGCGCCTACTCGAAGCCGAGGACGACGGCGCCAAGGCGGCAGCGCTGAGCCGGGAACGCCGGCTGATCGGCGAACTGCTCGAGTCGCTCGAAGCCCCGACGGAGGTGAGCGTTGTCGATCAACTGGCAGCGCGACGCAACACCGTCGCCAAAGCTCCTGGTTCTACCCCCAAGCGCCGCAAGTCTGGATGAGGCGCACGCAGCCACAGAGCTCTGGGAGCACTACTCCCGCAAGTCGCTCGACCCCACCCAGCGGTTGGCCGTCGAGGTGATGATGGCCCAGACCGAATCCGGCACCTGGGCGGCGTCCACGACCGGCCGGGAGATGCCCCGCCAGAACGGCAAGGGCGACGAGGTCGAGGTCGTGGAGCTGTGGGGGCTCGTCCAGCGGAACGAAGCAATACTGCACACGATCCACGACGCCGTGCTGCTCGCCACGCAGACCCAGCAGCGGATGTTGACCGTGCTCGAACACCCGGACCTGCGCCGCAAGGTCAAGCGCAAGTGGCTCGGCACCGGCCAGCAGATGATCGAGATGCGAGGCGGCGGAATCGTCTGGTACCGCACCCGCACCGGTGGCGGCGGCCGAGGCGTCGACGACATCGACCGTCTGGTGGTGGACGAGGCGCAGCACGCCACTGATGAGCAGATGGCGGCGGTCACTCCGACGCTGCTGGCGAACGACAACCCGCAACTGAACGCCCTCGGTACCGCCGGCCTGCCTGGCAAGTCTGAGTGGTGGTGGAAGATGCGCCGTCGAGCCTTGACTGATGACCCCGGCGCCTTCGGGTATGTCGGCCACACTGCCGAAGATGTCCACATCGAAGGTGGCGAGGTCGTCCAGCCACCCATTGACGCCACCGACCGGGATTTGTGGATGGCCGCCAATCCGGCCGTATCACAGGGTCGCGGCGGCGGGATGGACTTCCTGGCCGAGCAGCTTCGCCGCCTCGGCGACGAAGAATTCGCCAGGGAGCACCTCGGGGTATGGGCGCCACCGCCGGGGGATGCTGCTCGTCCTGTGAAACTGCCGGCCGACCGGTGGGAGCAGACGGTGGTCGACGCGCCGCCGGCCATTGCACCCGGCGAGGTCACCCTCGCTTTCAGTGTGAACCGTGACGGCTCGCACACGTCCATCGCCATCGCCCACGGCGAGGCATCCTCGCCGTATGTCGAGCTGATCGACCACCGCCCCGATGTCGGCTGGCTCCCTGACCGCCTGGTCGAGCTGGTGCGACGCTGGGAACCTACGGCAGTCGGTTGCAACGGTGCCGGCGCGTCAGCATCCCAGGTTGGCCCCGTGCTCGCAGCGTTGCGTTCCGAGGGGCTCACAGTGGAGATCGACCAACTGTCCGCCGGCCGTTACAAGGCGGCGTGCGGCGGCCTGTTCGCTGATGTGCTCGAGGGCCGGCTCCGCCGGTTGGATGGCCAGGGGCCGCTTGACATTGCTGCCGGTGACGCCACCGAACGTCCGCTGGGTGATGCTTGGGCGTGGGACATGCGCCAGGCCACGGTCCCGATATCACCCTTGGACGCCGTGACGGTGGCCAGGGCATTGCTCACCGAAGCGCCGGCCACTGATGCGCCGCGCTCACTCGTTGCCTTCTGAGGAGTTCCCAGTGGATCTGCCGTCTGACCTGCTCAAGTTGTTGGGCGGCCTGTCGCTGGTTGTGGCCGGTGCGATGGTCGCCCCGGTTGTCGGTGTTGCGGTGGCCGGTGTGCTGCTGCTCGTTGCCGGCTGGCTCACGGAGCGGCTCTGATGGCGTGGTTCCGGCGGGATCGCCGCGAAGATGCCGAGCAGCGTTCGTGGGCGATGTCGCAGTTGTCCCAGCCGTGGTCAAACTACGGTGTGGCGTCCTCCGGGCGGGTTGTGACCATCGACCGTGCCCTGCATGACGACGCAGTGTGGGCGTGTGTCGACCTGATTGCCTCCAGTGTGGCCTCGTTGCCGGTCGATGCAGTCCGAAAGGACGGCGATGCACGCCTTCCGGTGACCCCCAAGCCCGCCCTGCTGGCGGCTCCGTCGACGATGGTTGACTCCGACGTGTGGCGCTACCAGGTGGCCTGGTCGATGGCGACCGACGGAAACGCCTGGGGTGTCGTCACCTCGACGAACCAGCGGGGCTATCCGGTCACCATCGAGACACTCAATCCGGCCAGCATCACCAATCGGCGCGTCGAGGATGGCGTGCCGACGGTGCGTGTGGACGGCGAGGGCGATATGCGCCGGTACCCGGCCGGCGACCTGTGGCACGCTCCCGGCAAGATGGTCCCGGCCGGCAGCTGGTACGCCCTGTCGCCCATCGAGTACGGCGCCACCGAGATCGACGGCTCGCTGGCCGTCCAGTCGTTCGGCTCCCGGTTCTTCACCGACGGCGGGCACCCCTCGGCGGTGGTCTACACCGACCAGGACATCGACGCCGAGCAGGCGCAGGCGCTCAAGCAGGCGTGGCTCAAGGCCACATCTGGCAGTCGTGAGCCGGCAGTGTTCGGCAACGGCTGGAAGTATGAGCCGATCCAGTCGGACCCTGAGTCGGCTGCACTCATCGAGTCGATGCGGATGGCGGCTGTGAAGGTGGCCCGCCGCTTCGGTGTTCCGCCAGCGATGATCTTCGCTGCGATGGCGGGCGAGTCGATCACCTACCAGAACGTCGCCCAGGCCGACCTCGGCTACCTGAAGCACTCGCTCGACCGCTACCTGGTCCGCATCGAGACAGCGCTGGGAGCCGTGATGCCGGGACCGCAGGTCGTGAAGTTCAACCGTGACGCCCTGCTCAGGGCCGACACGTCTACCCGCTACGCAGCCCATGAGGTGGCGCTGCGAAACAAGTGGCGCACCGTCAACGAGGTTCGACGCCTCGAGGACGAGAAGCCGTTCGACGACGACCAATACGACGATCCAGGCGTGCCGGGTGGGGCACCACTGCCGGCACCGTCCGGAGGTTCCAGCACATGACCCACCCGACAGACAACCTGGTGCGAGCCTTCCACGCCCCCGAAGCGGCGCTGCTGCGAGTGGACGGCGACGGCGGCGCGGACGGCAACACGCTGTTCGGCCACTTCGCCGTGTTCAACGAGTGGACTGAGATCAACTCGTCGTTTGAGGGCCGCTTCCTCGAGCGCATCGCCCCCGGCGCCTTCGAGGACAGCTTCACCAGTCGCAGTGACTCGGTGCGGGTGCTGTACGACCACGGGCATGACCCGATGATCGGCAACAAGCCGCTCGGCAACCCGCGGGTGATGGCCGAGGACGAACGGGGCGCCTACTACGAGGTCGACCTGTTCGATACCAACTATGTCAGCGAACTGCGGCCCGCCCTGGAGGCTGGCCAGCTTGGTGCGTCGTTCCGGTTCCGGGTGTCCGCCGAGCGGTGGCGCTCACCCGACAAGGCAACCGCCGACAACCCCGACAAGCTCGAGGAACGCACCATTACCGGCGTTGAGCTGTACGAGTTCGGACCGGTGACATTCCCGGCCTACTCGGCGGCCACGGCCGGTCTGCGGTCTCGCACCGACGAGTTCCACGAAATGCTTCTCGACCCCACCTTCGCCGTCCGGTTCGCCGAACGGGTCGGCCCCAAGGTGGTCGAGCACCTGATCGCCAAGCTGCCGGACGGCGTCCGCAGCGACAGCACACCGACAGAACAGCCCGCCGGCGGCGGCTCGGAAGTCGAAACCCCCAAACAGACGAAGGCGGCACGCCCCGTGGCGGCTGCCATTACTGATCTTCGAAAGAGGAAGCAATGAAGTACCTGAACGTTCTGCGGGAACAGCTCGCAGCACTGACCGAACAGCGTTCCGCCGCCATCGCCGAGATGGAGGCCGTGACCGACGCAGCCGTGGCCGAGGAGCGTTCCGCCCTCACCGCTGAGGAAGATGCGGCGTTCATCGAGGCCCGCGAGAAGGTCGACAGCCTGGATGCGGAGATTGAAGCCGTGATCCAGCGTGTCGGCGAGCTCGAGGGGCTTGAGGCCCGTCGTGCCGTGGCCGCCACCAAGCCGGTGGAGACCTTCCACCACCAGCACCGCACCCCTGACGCCGATTCCGTCGACGTGGCCCGCATGTCTCCCCAAGAGGCCCGCGACGCCGCACTGGCGACCATCGAACGCAAGGACGAGGTCGGGCTCCGTTCCGATCAGCTCGACCATGTCGAGCGTCTCGTGCGTGCCAACCGTGCGGACTGCCGTGGTGACCTGATCTCGAAGCGGCTGCTTCTCACCGAGAACGAGGCGTACCGCTCCGCATGGCAGAAGGCCGTCACCCAGCCGGTGCCGTCCTTCACCCCGGACGAGGCCCGCGCCCTCGAAGAGTTCCGTGCCGCCAGCATCGGCACCGACACCTCGGGCGGATTCGGTGTGCCGGTTCTGATCGACCCGTCAATCATTTTGACCGGTCAGATGTCCGCGAACCCGTTCCGGTCGATTTCGAACGTGATCTCGATCACGAACGACGAGTGGAAGGGCGTCAGCTCTGCTGGCGTGTCGTGGAGCTTCGACACTGAGGCTGCGGAGGTCAGCGATGACACCGCAACCCTGGCGCAGCCCACCATCCCGGCCCACATGGCCCGTGGGTTCATCCCCTACAGCATCGAGGTCGGAGCCGATTACCCCGGCTTCGCCACCGAGATGTCCCGCCTGCTGGCGGAAGGTGCAGACGAGTTGGAGGCGGAGATGTTCGCCACCGGCACCGGCACCAACCAGCCGACGGGAATCATCACGGCACTCGACGCCAACACCAACGCAGAGGTTTCGGTCACCACGGCCGGCACCCTCGGTGTTGTCGACATCCGCGCACTGTGGTCGGCGCTGCCCGCCAGGGCTCGCGGCAACGCCACATGGGTGATGTCCGAGGACATCAACGACGACATCTCGGCGTTCGGGTCCACCTACGGTGCGGACAGCACCGTAGACCTGACCGCAGAGGTCGAGGCGCTCAAGTCCCGCCCCGTGGTCATCTCGTCGTACTTCCCCGACAGCACCACCGCAACGACCGCTGCCAACTGGCTGGCCGTCGGTGACTTCCGGAAGTTCTACATCGTGGACCGCGTCGGCATGAGCGTCGAACTTGTCCCGCACCTGTTCGGACTGACCGCAAACAGGCCCACCGGCCAGCGCGGTTGGTTCGCCTACAAGCGGGTCGGCTCGGACTCCGTGGACGACACGGCGTTCAGGCTGCTCACCAACACCTGATGATCCGGGCCGGTCGTCCTTCGGGGCGGCCGGCCCTTGGTCACCCCACACGGGAGGAAATGCTAATGGGCACAACAGAAGTGAAGTACGCAAGGGCGACTGTCTCTGCGGTGTTCGACGGCCAGAAGGTCGCCGTGCATCGTGGCGAGGTCTGGCACGCATCCGATCCGTTCGTGAAGTCTCGACCGGACCTGTTCACCGAGGATCCCGTGGTGGTCCGTGGTGTGCCGGCTGCTGCTCCCCGCAAACGCAATGCCAAGTAACGACGTGGCGGTGGCATACCTCCACCGCAACCAGGTCGGCCACAACTTCATGCAGTCCCTGCTCGGGGCATACATGCACGACGTGGGCAGCGGCGCCAGCCGCCTCAACAGCTACATGGCGATGCGGGCCAACTCGTCCGGTCCCACCGACGCCCGCAACGAGGTCGCAACCGAGTTCCTCGCCAGCGACGACGAGTGGCTCTGGTGGCTGGACGACGACATGGGGTTTCCGGCCGACGCCCTACACAAGCTGCTCAAGGCGGCCGATCCCACCGAACGTCCCATTGTGGGAGCGCTCTGCTTCGCATGGAAGGAACTGGCGCTCGATGGGATGGGCGGCTACCACTGCGCTGTTCGCCCCACCATCTACGACTGGGTCGAACACCCCGACGGTCACAAGCGGTTCACCGGCAAGGTGGACTACCCGTCGAACGAGTTGATCCAGGTGGCCGGCACCGGTTCGGCGTGCATCGTGATTCACCGTTCGGTGTTCGAGGGCATTGCCGCCCAGTACGAGGAAGATCCTCGCCGGGGCCAGCCGTATGACCGCATCCGTGGCAGCGACGGCCTGCCGCTCGGTGAGGACATCTCGTTCTGTGTCCGGGCTGCCGGGCTGGGACATCCGATCTACGTCCACACCGGCGTTCAGACCAACCATCTCAAGGAACTGTGGGTGTCCGAGGCCACCTACCAGCAGGAGAAGATCCTGTCGGTGGCGCTCGAGCAGATGGGTGTCGAGCAGGACGCACCGGACCAACCCACCGACATGCCGGGCACGGTCGAGCTTGACCTGCCGAAACCCAACCGGGCGGCACGTCGGGCCAACAAGAAATGAAGCTCGGCCCCGACGCCAGCCGCTACATCCTCGCCGGCCGGGGTGAACCCGTCGCCCGACCGTTCAACCTGCGATGGCTGCTGCCGGCCATCTGCGGCGACAACGGTCAGCTCTGGTCTTACGCCTGGCTCCTGTCGTGGCCCACAGCCGCCGTGGGCGCCTTCTGGTGGGCCTGGGGCATGGGTGCCACCTGGCAGGTCGCGGCGGCAACAGCGGCGCTCCTGATAGCCCTGCCGGGCGTCCTGGGGCCTGCTGTGGTCCGACCGGTGGGCGTCGACCTGCCAGCGATGGCGGTCACCCTGGTCGCCGCCGGATTCTGGGCCAACGGCTATCCGATCATTGCCATCGTGGTCGCCATATGGGCGGCCTGCGTCAAGGAAACCCAGCCGGTGTGGCTCGCCCTGTGGGTGTGGTCACCCTGGCCGCTGGTGGCACTGGTGGCGCCCGCCATCGCTGCCATCGTGCGACGGCCGGCCATCGACCCGGTGACCGCGAACCCGTCGCTGCGGCGGGTGCATGACCATCCGATCCGCTCGGCGTTCGAGCATCGTGCCGGCCGCTGGCGCGACGGGTGGCTGATGGTCGCCCCGTGGGGGCTGACCCTACTGGCGCTCGTCGAGCCGACACCCCAGGTGATCGCCGCCCTGGTGGTCGCCCACCTGCAACTGCTGGTCGCCACCGACACGGTGCGACTCGTCCAGACCGCTGCCGGCCCCGTCATGGCGCTGGCGGCCGCCATGTTCATACCCGCACCGTGGCTCCTGCTTGCGGTGATCGTTGCTGCCTTCTGGTGGCGCACACCAGAGCTGGTGTGATGGAGGTTCCGACGTGAGAGTCCAGAAGGGAACCGCCGTCACGGTCCGCACGGACCTGTTCGACGACACACCCTCGTCGGTGACCGTCGCAGCCGTCCGGGCATCCGATGGCACCACGATCAGTCCGGCACCGTCTGGCACCGTCGTCGGCAAGGCCGTCGACGTGTCGCTGACGGCCGGCGACCATCTTGACCAGATAGACAGTCTCACCGTCACAGTGTCAGCCACGGTCAGTTCGTTGGCCACCATCCAGGTGTTCACCGTCGACGTGGTCGGCAGCCACTACGTCACCCTCGGGTCGCTCCGCACCGAACCGCAACTCAGCGACGCCGCCCGGTATCCGGACGCCCTGGTGCAGTCGTTCCGCGACGAGATCGAGGAGCACGTCGAGACGGCCTGCAACGTGGCGTTCGTGCCGTCGTTCGGCACCGAGTCCCGCATCGGCGACGGCACCTCCACCATCGTGATGCGAACCAACAAGGTCCGCAGCCTCACCGCCCTGACCATCGACGGTGTGTCCCAGACGCTCTCCAACTTCGAGCTGCTGGACGGCAACATCCTCCACCACAAGTCGGGCACTTTCGACCACGGCGAACCCATCGTTGTCACCTTTGAGCACGGCTACGACCGGCCGCCGGCCAAACTGGTCCGCGAGGTCCGCCAGGCCATCCGCTCCGAAATGTTGTCCCGAGGGTCGCAGGCACCCAACAACAGACTGTGGGAACAGACCGCAGACGGCCTCACCGTCCGCTACTCGACCGCCGACTGGGATGCCCGCCGCTTCACCGGTTCGACTGACTTCGACGCCGCACTCAACGCCTACCGCTGGCCCGACATTGGGTTTGCCTGATGGCGGCGGTCACGAAGCTGCAACGGGTGGCTGCTGCCAACCGGTTGCGCGACTTGCTCGACACCCGAGGCGGCACCACGGTCATCAAGGGCGCCCCACGCAACGAACAGCAGGGCGAGCTGATAATCGTCGGCGACATCGAGGGTGAACTGTCGGTCCCGCACATGCAGTCGGGTCGCAAGCAGTACGACGACCGGTTCAGCATCGAGGTGCTTTGCATCGGCTGGGATCCCGGCGCCGAGGACTTCGACTACGTCGATGAAGCAGTCGAGGGCATGGGCGAACACGTTCACGACGTGGTTGCCGACGCCCCGCAGCTCGAGAGTGGCGGCACGCCGCTCGACGGTGTCGTGTCCGCCGTGGTCGGCGAGTTCGACGGTCCGAATCGCTGGTGGAATCCAGAAGGTGTCGGCGCTGCGATGCGAATCAAGGTCGACGTACACGTCCGCATGTCCTGACCCAGGAGATCAAGTGCAGAAGCTCAAGTACACCGGCCCACATTCGGCCGTGGAAATCGAGGTCGCCCCCCGCAAGTGGGTGACAGTCGAACGAGACGGCACCATCGAGGCGCCCAAGGCGCTCGCCGACAGCCTGCTCGAGCAGGCCGACAACTGGCAGCAGGTTGGCAAGCCAGCCGAGAAGAAGTCCACCGACACCGACGGCCCCGAAGCCGAGGAGAAGTAAGTCATGCCACTGGAAACACAACTCGGCCACAAGACCGAGACGACATACGGCACCGCCGTCACGGTGGACCGCTTCGAGCCTTACCTGTCGGAGAACATCCAGCCCGAGACGTTCCGCACCCGTGTCCCCTCGATGCGGTCCGGCAAGCAGGCGGCCGGCTCGACCGAGTACGCCGCCGGAATCCTCGGCTACGCCGGGTCCCTCGAGATCCCGGTGCTGTCCAAGGGCTTCGGCGTCTGGATGGAGTACGCCCTTGGCGCAGTGTCCACCACCGGTCCCACCGGCGGCGCCTACCAGCACGTTGCGACCATCGACCCGGACGCCTGCCCGCCGTCGTTCACAGCACAGGTCAACAGGTCGCTCGCTCCGTGCGGCTCAACCGACCAGGCGATGACCTTCGAGGGCTGCCAGATCAACTCGTGGTCGCTCACCTGCTCCGTGGACGAAATCCTGAAGTTCTCGTGCGAGATCGTCGCCGAGGACGGCACCACCGGCACGGCACTGGCAACGGCCAGCTACGCCGCCAGCACCGAACCGCTGACGTGGGCGGGCGCCTCGCTCACCATCGGCGGCACCTCGGTGCCGGTCACGTCGTTCACCCTGTCGGGCAACAACAACCTCAAGACCGATCGCCACTACCAGCGGGCTGAGACACGCCGCGACCAGGCACCCCGCTCGGACTACCCCGAGATAACGGTGGAGTTCGAGGCCGACTGGGACAGCCTGACCCAGTACAACCGGTTCGTGGCCGAGACGGCAGCCGGCACCCAGGCCGCCGTGGTCTACACCTGCGAGGCCCCGACGGCCATCACGACCGGCGTGTACCCCGGCGTCGTGGTCACCCTCGCAGCGGTTGACTTCACCAACGTGGCGGCGAACGTGTCCGGACCCGACATGCTGATGCAGTCCATCAGCGGCCTCGTGCTCGACAACTTCTCCGACGAACCCATCGACGTCACCTACACCTCGGAGGACTCGGCCGCCTGATGGTCGACTCCTACGTCCGTGTCGAGGGCATCCGTGAGCTGCGTTCGGCGTTGCGTCGGATGGGCACCACGGGTGCCAACAAGGCACTGAGGGGCGCTCACAAGAGCGTCGCCAAGATGGTCGAGGGCGAGTCCCGCGGTCAGGGCACCGCGCAGCAGGTGAAGGCGTCCAGGGCCATTCTCGGCAAGGGTGACACCGACGCTGCGCTCATCGCCATCCGCAACCTGGCGTCGGTGCCGTTCGGCCTTGGCGCCTTCATGGGTGCGTTGCAGTACAAGCAGTTCCCCGAGTGGGTCGGCAACCAGTGGGACCTGGAAGCCGGCGAGGGACCGTATGTCATCGCCCCGATCATCGCATCGAGGCGCCCCGACATCATCGAGGAGTTCGAGCGCCAGATGCGCTCAGCGGCCGAGTCACTGGGACTCGACTGGGACTAGGCAATACCGGGAGGAAACATGCCACCACGCGACCTGCGCCGGTCGGGTGCCACCGACATCGTGATGACCATCACAGTGGACGGAGTGCCCTACCGGTTCGACCTGTCGAACATCACCGCCAAGATGGAGCTGGACCTTTACCAGCAGTCCGGAGGGCTACGGCTCACCAAGGTGATGGAAGAGCTACAGGACGGCGCCACCGGCTTCCACATCGCAGCGATGGTCTACCTGGCCCGCCGCTCCGAGGGTGACGACATCACCTTCGACGAGGTCGCCGAACACATGGGCATCGCATCCGAAGTCGACGTGCACGTCGAGGGTGAAGATGACGACGACGACACCCCCGAGGCCGACCGCCCGGAAGCAATCGCCGCCAACTGAGGCGGCACCTTCCAGAGCTGTCGCACTGGTTCGGCATCCAGCCGGCCGACGTGGATGACATGACCCGCGGCGAACTGCTCGAGTACACCAACCGTCTGGCGAAACTGCCGCCTATCGGGTCGACGTTCCTCGTTCAGCCCAAGGAGTAGCAAGTGGCAAAGAACGAGGTCCGGATACACATAACGGGCGACGCCACCGCCCTCGGCGGTGCGCTCAATGCGGCCGAAGGCAAGCTGGCTGCCTTTTCCAACAAGATGAGGGCCGTCGGCACCAAACTCCGCAGCGTCGGCCAGTCGATGACCCTCGGGCTCACCCTGCCCATCGTGGGCGCCCTTGGCCTCGGTGTGAAGTGGGCCGGCGAGCTCGAGGACGCCCAGGCGGCCTCCGAGCAGGTGTTTGGGTCCATGTCCAAACAGATGGACAAGTGGGCCGACAACGCCGCCAAGAACTTCGGACTGTCCAAGGGTGAGGCCCAGGAGTGGGCCAACCAGGTCGGCATCCGCCTGCGCTCCATCGGCAACATGACCGAGCAGGAGGCGGCCAACTGGTCACAGACCCTTGTTCAGCTCGGCGGTGACTTTGCATCGTTCTTCGGTGGCACCACCGCCGAAGCGGTGCAGGCGATCAACTCGGCGCTCACTGGTGAGTTCGAGCCACTGAAGCGTTACGGCGTCATAATTAACGACCAGACCCTCAAGGCCAAGATATTCAAGGACACCGGCGAGGAGGTCACCGGGACGCTGACGGCGCAGCAGAAACAGTTGGCCACGCTCGGCATCATCATGGAGGAAACCGGGCTGGTGCAGGGCGACTACGCCCGCAACGCCGAGGGCGCCACCAACGCCCAGCGGACCATGACGGCCAGCCTCAAGGACGCCGCCACCGAACTGGGCAACGTGCTGCTGCCGTATGTGACCCAAGCCGTCCAGTGGATCACGAATCTGGTCGACAAGTTCAAGGAACTTGATCCGAACATGCAGCGGATCATCGTGATCGCTGCCGTGGTGGTCGCAGCCCTGGGGCCGCTGATCTACATCCTGGGCGTGCTCGCCACCGCCATCAGCTTCATTGCCTCGCCGGTCGGGCTCGTGATCGCCGCCCTTGTCGCGCTCGGCGCAGCCATCTGGTGGCTCTACAACAACAACGACGGGTTCCGCCGGTGGGTCGATGATGTTATCGACTGGTTCCAGGAGAAGATCCCGCAAGCCATCGATTACTTCACCGACACCATATGGCCAAAGCTGGTCGACGCGTGGGAATGGATTCGTGACGAAGCATGGCCGATGCTCAAGGACGCGGCCGGCAAGATCCGCACCGCTTGGGACTGGATCTGGGATAAGGTCGCCGCCTTCATCGGATGGTGGAAAGAGAACGTCTGGCCGATCACCGAAGAAGTGATTGGGCTCATCGTGGCCGGCCACCGGTTCATGGTGAACGAGGTTCTGCCCAAGTGGGCGATCATCCAGAGCAAGATCGAGAACGTCCTCAACTTTCTACGCCCGTTCATTGACGCATTCTTGCGGGGCACTCTCGCCATCTGGAGTGTCATCTGGTCGAGCACTGTCGCTGTTGTCTCCTTTGCATGGAACCTGATTCGCGGCAAGGTCGAGACTGGACTTGCCTTCATTCGCGCATTGTTCAACGTCGCCGGCGCACTGCTCAGCGGCGCATGGCGCAACGTCTGGAACCTGGTCTACGGCGTCACGGCCGGCAAGATCGGGGAGATCGTCGGCTATGTCCGACGGCTACCAGGCATGATCCTCGGCGCCCTCGGCAATATTGGCGGCATTCTTGTCAACGCCGGCCGGTCGATTATGAACGGACTGCTTAGCGGCCTGAGATCTGCTTGGGCGGCGGTCAAGTCATTTGTGTCCGGCATCGCCGGCACCATTGCCAGTATCAAGGGGCCGCTTGACTACGACGCCAAACTGCTCGTCCCAGCGGGCAACGCCATTATGGACGGGCTTGGCGTCGGACTTGCCCAAGGGATGCGGGACATCGAGTCGATGATGTCGAACGTCGCCCCGTCGCTGTCGGCCACAGTGGCCACCACCACACCCGCCGCACCCGCCGCAACCGCCACCCGCCCCACGACCGTCGGCAACACCTACAACGTCACCGTGAACGCCGGCATGGGCACCGACGGCGCAGAGGTCGGCCGAGAGGTCGTCGACGCCATCCGCTCCTATGAGCGGTTCAACGGGGCCGGCTGGCGGAACTGATGGCCGCCACCCTGCCAACCGTCAAGGTCGAGATCGGCACATCGGTTGGCACCACCAACTTCGTGCTGGACGACGCCACGCTCGGCAAACTCGACACCGGCGGCACCCTCGGTGACGTGCTCGGCTACGAACTGTCCGACATCACCGACTCGGTGCGACTGCAAAGTGGCATCGTCATCAACCGTGGCGGCACCCGGAACCGGGGACCGTACTTCCGTGCCGAGACGGGCATGTGCTCGTTCGCGCTCGACAACCGTGACGGCGACTTCGACCCACTCAACCTGTCTGGCACCTGGGTTTCGGCAGGAGTGTCGCAACTGCGGCCGGGGCTGGTCGTGGTCGTCTCGGCCGTGCTCGGGGGTGCTTCCATCACCTTGTTCGTTGGCAAGGTCGAGTCGTGGAAGGTCACCTATCCAGGGCGGGCCATTGACTCCGTGGCCGAGGTCACCGTCGTCGACGCCATCGCCGAGTTCGCTGCCGCGAACAAGTTGGCCTCCCCGGTGCAGGGCGACAACGACAACGCTGGCGAACGCATTGACCGGGTGCTCGACAACATCGGCTGGCCCTCCCAGTGGCGCAACCTCGACACCGACGGCGCTGAGGAGTTCATCTCCACCGAACTGGCGCAACCGGCATGGACAGAGATGCTTCTTGCCGCCGACAGTGCGAACGGCTACCTGTTCGTCAACCGTGATGGCTGGGTTACCTATGCGACCAAGTCCAGATTCCCTCGCACCGCCGGAATGTGGTTCGCGGACGGCGGGGTGCCCGTCGATTCGCTCGAGGTGTCCACCGACGCCGACCAGGTATACAACACAGTCAAGCTGGGACGGGCCGGAGGCACCGTCCAGGGTGTCACCGATGAGACTTCCGCCGCCCTCTACGGCACCCGCACCTACAGCCGCACTGACCTGATCGTGGACACCGACTACCTGGTGGCCGAGTCGGCCGGCCACATCCTCAGCCAGTATCGCAACCTGCAACGCCGTGTGGAAAACATCCACGTCACCTGCGCGCAAGACACCGAACAGGCTGACTGGTCGGATCTGTTGGAACTTGACATGCTGCGTCGGGTGTCATCCACGTTTGAGACGACAGACGGTCGGTCGGTGACCATCGACGGGCTGGTGCGCGGCCTGCGGATGGACATCAGACCCTTTACCTGGCGCTGGTCTATTTCCACGACCCAGGCGCCCGATGCGTTCGGCACATTCACGCTCGATGACATCGCACTCGGTGTACTCGATACCGGCACACTCGCAGCCTTCTAAGGGAGTTTCCAATGGCAGCACAGTTCCAGACCTTCGTTGCGGGCAACGTCCTCACGGCGTCAGAGGTCAATGATTACTTGATGAAGCAGGCTGTGATCGCCTGCGACTCGAGCAGCGACTATCCCGGCTCGCCAGTGGAGGGGATGGTTGTGTATGACAAAGCACTAGACGCCCTTCTTTCGTACACAACGGCCACAACAACGTGGAACCCTCCGTGGAATCTGCCGTGGGGTTACGTGGCGCAGACAAAGGAAACGTCAGACCGTTCATCATTCACCACTGGAACCAACCAGATGACGACCGTGGATGCGACGCTGGTCGATAATCGCCGCTACAGGGTGTCTGCGACGTGGTACAGGTTCGACTCCACTGTTGCTGACGACACGGCATATCTGTCGCTGAATGACAGCACTACCGTATTTGCCCAGATGTATACGTTTGTGGCGGGCAATAATCCGGGGACCGGTGGCACATTCTTCGGCACCTATGATGCTACGGCCGATGGAACGGTAACGTTCCAGCTGACGGCTGCCCGTTCTGGTTCGTCCACCGGAACCTGGACTATGGGCGCCGCAGCGACAACACCGTTGACCATTCTCGTGGAAGATATCGGTCCGGCGGCGGCGCCTGCCTGATGGTCGCTCACCGCGGTCGCAACTGGCAACTCGCCCCATCACTGATCGCACTGGAGGCCGAGGTCAACCGGATGGCTCCGGGCCGCTCGAAGCGCAGCGACGGCTCCATCGGCGACGCCAGTCACAGCGCCAGAACCTCTGACCACAATCCCGACAATGGCTATGTCGACGCCATCGACATCACACACGATCCGGCCCAGGGGATGGACATACACGCCCTGTTGCGTCAACTCGCCGCCCGTGGTGACCGGCGGGTCAAGTACCTCATCAGCAACGGCCAGATACACAACCCGTCGCGTGGCGATCCGCCGGGGCGGTGGCGCCGGTACACGGGCAGCAACAAGCACACCCGCCACGGCCACATCTCGATACTGAACAGCGGCAGGCATGACACGTCGCCGTGGTTCACACCAGCACCAACACCGCCAGCACCGACGGTGCCGGTCGACGATGAGGAGGAAGAAGTGACAAAGCTGATCCGCAACGACCCGGCACAGGGAGGCGACGGCGGCGTGATCGCCGTGAACGGCTTCCTGCGCCAGAACGTGCCGTCCGAGGAGCTGCCCACATGGGTGTTCATCACGGGTGGCCTCGCCAACGTCGCCAACGTGTCGCCGGATGGCTTCGCCTTCTTCGTCCGCAACACCAGAGAGGTGGACGAGCTGTGACCAGCTACTCGACTTCCGACGGCGGCCCGACCCTGTGGGGCCGTGAGCCGGCGCTCATCCTCGCGGTCGTGCAGGCCGCCATCGCCCTCGCCGTCGGCTTCGGGCTCGACCTGACCGCCGAGCAGGTGTCGCTCATCACCGCACTGGTCGCCGCCATCATCGGTGTGCTGATCCGCCGCCAGGTGTGGTCGCCCGCTTCGGTGCAGGAAATCGCCGACGATCCCTGGCACCCGTGAGCCTGTTCGATCCCGAAACCGGCAAGGTGGTCGACCGGGCGGCCCTCAAATCGGTTCACTTCAACGGTCAGGGCATGACGGTGCCGCGGTCGTGGGTGAACGACGACGATACCAAGACAACTGAAGTGCTCGACGACAACACGGGGCGCCGGATGGCGCACACCACTGAGCATGCTTCCGGTCGGGTGGATGCGAACGTGTTCCCCGAACCCGTCAAGGCTGGCGCACATCTGCGTCAGTGAACAGTCCACCACCAACACAGGAGTAAGTAGCAAATGGCATGGTTCGATCCGGGTGGCGGCGCCACCTCATACGTCAACGGACAGTTCCTCGAGGACGCGCTCAACAACTCGGTTGCGTTCGACCTGGTGCAGGCGTCCACTACCACAATGAAGGTCGCACTGTTCAAGGAGAACATCACCGGCCAGGATCCGGATGCGTCGGAAACCTACGGGTCTGGCGCCTACGCATCGACCTACGAGGTTGGTGCCACTGGCACCTATTCGGTCGGCGGTTCCGCCCTCACGGGTACCACCCTCACGTCGGGTTCCGGTGTGCTCACCTTCGACGAGTCCGACTCGACAATGGAGTGGACAGGTGCGACGTGGGCGGATGGTTCCGCCCCGATCGGTTGCGGCATCTACGACGACAACCTGACCGACCGGCTGATCTGCGCGATCCGGTTCGGTGCGAACGACATCCCGGTCACGTCGGGGACGTTCACCATCACCTGGAGTGGCAGCGGAATCTGGTACGCCACTTACTACAGCTGACCGGAGTGGCTGAAATGGCCGTCGTGGTTCGAGGTGCGAACGCCTCCACGGCGGCCGTTTCGCGCGCCCGCGTGACTGGAGCGTAGATGGCTGTCGACTCGTTTGAATGTGTGGACGCCGCTTCATGTCGACGGAACGACCTCAACTACGAAACAGGCACTTACGTCCGCTACAACGAACACGTTGATGCCGCCCGGATCGTTCCAGGGTTCCGGTTTCTGGTCGACAGTGACATCGACTCGGCAAACATTACCGACGTTTCGTTGGATCTCACGGTTGCACTGTGGGGGGAGTGGAGTTTCAACGGTACGGCGAAGGTGGAGGACACGGAAGCAACGGCTGCATGGGCGAACAACTCCACGAACCGCCCATATGTCCGGTTTGACAACGCCACCGGGGCTACCGCCACCGACATCTCCGGCACCTGGCCGGCCACGAACAGTTCCATATCAATCACGCTTGAAGCCCAAGATGTCGTCGACGTTATCGACGGCAACGGTGACCATTCGACCACTGGCACCTACATCGGAGTCATTCTCGAACCTGATGTTGCGGCCTACAACGAGATTCGGATTCATTCGGATACCGCGTCGACGGCCGCCTATCGTCCGCAGCTCACGGTAACAACGTCAACATCACTGAATGGGAGTGCGTCACCGTCGCCGGCGACAGTTACCACGGCGACACCAGATCCGAACACGTCGCCGGTCACGGTGTTTCCCGATGCGGCGTCGGTTGATCTGGATGTTCCGTATTCGGGTCCGCCGACGATGGCGACCCCGGATGCTGCCACGGCTTCGGTTTCCGTTCCCCGCCCGTCGATTTCGACCACGGGTGGGTTCTCTGCCATGTCGGGTGTGGCCGGTGCTAGTTACACCGCCTACTGGCCGACCGCCGAACACGCCGTGGTGGACATGCCCGTGGCCCATTGGGTGCATGGCGGTTCGTTCACATCCGGTACCCGTGCCCTGTCGGATGGCAACGAGAACGCAACCCCTGAGTCGTGGACAGCACACCTGCGATCCGAAGGGTTTCTGGTCGTCACATCCGACTACCAGGAGTCGACTGTCACCCTGAACGGCTTCGATTATCTGTGCAACGGGCCGACACATCCGGTGGCGATCAAGACGGTCAAGACGCACATCCTCGAGGTGCAGTCCGACCTCGGCGTCACACCCAACTTCTACTTCCTTGCCGCTCATTCGGCGGGCACACAGATCGCCCTGATGGCGGCGTTGACCATCGGCGACACCGACGACTACGTCGGCTACCAGAATAACAACTTCTACAGTCTCGCCGGCACCACCGAAGGCCGTGACGGCTGGTACGGCGGGGCGTTCTCCGCCTACGCCCAAACATACGACTACAACTACCTGACCTGGAATGACGGCGTTGGGACCAGTCCTGACAAGGCGTTGACGACGGGCGACGACGCAAACCCCGTCCGTGGCGTGTTCTGCTATGCGCCGGTCTGGAACCTATCGGACGCTCAGGATGAGGGTGCCGATCAGCGTCGGGTGTTGCGGAACTACTTCGGGCAGACGGTCACGGCACCGGGTGAGGGCCAGGCAGCCGTCGTTGCCCTCAACTTCGAGGGTGACCCGGACGACTATGTCGCTCCGGTGTCCGGATCGGTGCACCACGACGTTCGTGGCACCACCAAACGGCTGCCGACAACTGTCGGCTATGGCGGATTCGCGCTGGCATTCGCCGCCGCCTACTCGAGTTCGGATACAACCATCCCGCCCGACTACGGCGTCACCGGAATGGTCAGCCGGTTCAACACCGAAGGCATCGGCGTTGATGCTTCGGTCAACACGATGTCATCCGCCGGCGAAGCCGTGCTGGATGCGGCCGACGTGACACTTTCGGGATTGACCCGCATCGAGTTGCCGTCCGGTACGGCGCACGAAGATGTCACGTTCGATTCGGCACCCGAGGATTTCGTCACTTGGGCCAACGAGATCGGTCCGCTCAACGCCGAGATCGATTATCCCGGCGAAACTCTGGCCGTACTGACGGTTCCGACGCCGACGATCAGCATTTCGGCGAACGTGACACCGGATGCGGTCACAGTGGATGTGGTCGCCCCGTCCGACACGTTGGGTGGCCTGTCTGGTGACGCCACCCCGGACGCCGCGACGGTCACGTTCACGGTCGGTGATTCGGGTGGCTCCGCTTCGGCGGAGCTTGCAGAACCAGACGCGGTCCCGGTCACGTTCACTGTACCGGCCGCTGGCGCCAGCGCCGATGGTGCAGTCACCGTTGATGTCATCGCTGCGGATGTGACCGTTCCGGCCCTGACGGTCACCGTTGACTCGAACGTTACTGCTGATGCGGCGTCGGTTGATCTGGTCATGCCTTCGGTGTCCACTGCCGTCGGTGTTGCGCCTGACCCGGTGACGGTCACCGTTGCGGTCCCTGATGCTACGGCCGGCGTATCGGACGCTGCCGACGGCGAGGCGGGGACGGTCACCGTCACGGTCCCGGATGCCACGGCGGTTGGCACGTTCGGCGCGCAACCGGATGCGGCGACGGTTTCCACGACCGTTCCGACGGCGACAGCTTCACCCGGCGGTGGTGCTGTTCCAGACTCGGCGACGTTCACTGTCACAGTTCCGGCCGTCACGGTCACCGACCAGCACAACGTCACACCTGACGCGGTTGCGGTCACGGTCACCGCATCGGATGCCACCGTCACTCACACCGGTAGTGTCAGCCCAAACGCTGTCACGCTGGCGGCAACGGTGCCGACACCCGACATCGGTATCGGTGCGAGTGTTACTGCTGGCGTCGAGGTTGTCGTGTTCGTATCGCCGGCGGTCACCGCCCAGGCGACCGGTTCGGCGCCCGGTGAAGCGGCAACGGTGTCGCTTGGTGTGCCGGCTCCGACGGTCAGTGTCGGCGAAACGGTCACACCGGATGCGGCGACGGTCACGGTCACCGCCCCGGCGGCCGCAGGTGATGGTGGCGCTGGTGTTTCGGTGTCACCGGCCACGGTCACGGTTACCGCTCCGGATGCGGCGGCGTTGCGGGTCGATGCGGACGGTGAAGCTGCCACGTTGGCGCTCGAGGTGCCGGCTCCGTCGATCAGCACCACAGCCGAGGTCATCGTTGCTGCGATCGTTTGGTCGGTGTTGGCGGGTTCACCGACTGTGTCGACGGGTGCCACCACCCTGCGGGTTCGTGGGTCTCGGCGCCGGTCGGATTTCTCGGTGGCCCATCGACGGCCAGATTTCACGCAAGGTAACAGGAGACAGTCGACATGAATCGGATTACTCTCATGGCCGGCGAAATCCCCGAACCGATCGAGCACACCTTTCTTGACGCCGACGGTGACGCCATCGACTTGTCGGGCTACTCGGCGTCGGCCACATGGGAACATCGCGGGACGGGTGGTACCGGTTCGTTGACCTGCACCAGTGGTGACTCGTCGGGCACGATCGCAGCAACCGTTACGGCCGCTGCGGTTGCGACCGCCGGAGTTGTGGATGTGGTGGTGTGGGCGGGCAACGGTGTCAACCGCTTTGCTTCGCCGATTTGGCGGCTGCTGATCGCTGACCCACCGTCGACGGCACCGGCGATCTGATTATCCGATGTACGCCGCTGCGGTCGTCGACTTCGAGATCGGGCTGTGGTGGGTGGCGATCACCTCGACGGCTGCCGCCGTTGCGGCCACCATCGGCGGACTCTACGGGATGCGAGCGCACCGCTGGCCCCGCATCTTCCTTGCCGGCGCCACCTGGTTCATCGCCTTTTCGTACTGGACCGACATCTTCGCCGGCCCCGGCGTCGGCGCAGAGATGCGTCGCGGTGGCGGGTTCCTGCTGTGGCCGTCGCTGTTCGCCACGGCGATGACCGGCGTGCTCTACGCCCGCAAGACTGTGAGGGCGCAACAGGCCGCCGACGACATCGAGCGCGGCTGATGGACTCGATCCCGCCGGCAGCGTGGGCGGCGGTCGCTGCCCTGGTGTCGGGCGTGGTGGGTGTCCTGTCGGGCCGTGGAACGAACAAGGCCGACGCCGCGTCGCAGTTGACCGGCGCCGCCGTGCAGATCATCAACGAGTTGCAGGAGGAGTTGGCGCAGGTGCGGTTACGGCTCGAGGCCATCGAGGCCGAGGTCGTCGACTGTGAGCGCCGCTACGACGAACTCAAGGCACAGTTCGACAGTCGGGAGGATTGATGGACCCGTTCGAGGCGCTGGAAGTGACCCAGCCGAACCAGAAGCTCGACAAGCTCACCAAGGCGCTCGCCTCGATGGGTGATGTCGAGGCACAGGAGTGGCTGGACATCGTCGACGGCAAGATCGTGGACGCCGCCGGCAACCCGTACTCGGCGAACCACATCGAGCGGGCACTCAAGCACTGCGGCTACGACGTGTCGGTGTCGTCGATCAAGAACCGCCGCAACAGTGTCCGGGGCGGCGAAACCCGCTGATGGACCCCCGCCACGACCTCGAAGCACTCGGGGCGCTGGCAGCCACCGAGACACCGCAGACGCCCGCCAGGGGCACGCCGGCGACCACCGGGGCATGGCAACCCGGCTACACGCTGGAAGGTGACACGGGCGAACTGACTACGACTGGTGAGCCCGGCGACGGGACGCCCGACTGGGACCACATCTTCGCCCAATGGAACCTAGACCCGAACGACTGGATGGTGATCGACGGAACACTCCGGGTGAATGCCTGGGAGGGTCCGAGCCAGGATGGCCCGCGGGTATTCCGCCAATACAAGGCGGCGATCAAGCGACGTGTGGCTGCCCACGGTGTGCCGATAGACCAGACACTAGAGAGGCTCTGCGTCGACTGGCCGGCACCCAGCGAACCCGTCGACGGGTCGGGCGCATTCGTGGTGTGCGCCGCTGACTGGCAGGTTGGTGGCCACGGCGGAGCAGAAGCGTTCGTCGACCGGTTCCACGACTCACTTGCAGCTGTCGAGGCTCGAGCTCGTTGGGCGGTCGAGCAGGGCTGGGTGCACCAGCTTGTTGTCTGTTTCATGGGTGATCAGGTCGAAGGTGTCTCCGGCCAGTACGACAGCCAACGGTTCGAGGTGTGCCTTGACCTACGCGAACAGATCCGGCTGGTGCGTCACGCCGAGGCGAAACTCCTCAGCACCCTCGCACCCCTGTTCGTGGAGACTCGGGCGGTTGCGATACCGGGTAATCACGGCAGACGTACACGCAAGGTCGAAACCTCTTTCGAGGACAACTCAGACCTGGCGGCCTTCGAGGTGGTCGCCGAACTGCTGACGGCCAGCGGTGAAGCCGAACGGCATTCCATCGAGTTCGTGATGCCAGACGAGAAGCTGGTGGCATTGGTGGACGCCGCCGGCACCTTGATCCTGTTCGCCCACGGCGACCAGGCCCGCAACCCGAACGCCCTCGAGGAGTGGTGGCGCAAGTGCGGGTTCACGAAATGGGGCGACAGCGACTGTGCGCACATTGCGGCGTTCGGACACTTCCACCACTTGCGGGTAGAGGAAGTGGCGAAGGACCGGACACTGATGGTTGCGCCTACGCTCGGCGGTGACTCCCGCTGGTTTCACGAACTCGGTGGCGGCACCTCGAACCCCGGAACGTTGACATTCGTTACGGCCGATGGCCGCTGGGATCACCTGAAGGTGTGCTGAGACGTGACCGACTGGCGAGGGCTGGAACGGATCGCAGACAGAGCCGCCCGGCGATTCCCGTCGCTCTGGCGCGATGACATCCGCCAGGAGGCACTGCTCGCAGCGTGGCAGCACGAGGACAACCTGGCGCTCGCCGCGGTGGCCGCGAGGCGACGGGCGATTGACCACGCCCGCCACTTGGGTGGCCGTCACCTTGGCCGACAACGGCGGGTGCTCGTCGAGTTCGACGCCGCCAGACACAGTGCGACAGTCGCCGAGTACGAACCGCTTGAGCTGCCGTGGGTGGACGAGCGTCACCGTTACATCGGTCGCCGGCTGGCGGTCGGTGACCACAAGGACGAGATTGCAGCCGATCTGGGTGTGAGCCCGAGTCGGGTATCGCAACTGATAGCGGAGATGCGGGAGGCGTGCTGATGGTGTTCATTATTGCCTGGACCGTCATCCTGCTGGCCGTGCTGGCCCTGGAGCTGTACGGCGTGTTTCGGCCGGGCAAGAACGACACGATCACCGAAACCTTCCGCTACTGGCGGGACCGGATGCCGACGCCGGTGCGTTACGTGTTCATGTTTCTGGTCACGGGCCTGCTGATGTGGACGATCCTGCACTTCTTCGATCTCGTGTGATGGGGGACGTGTTGCGGTCACGGATGATGGACCACGCCGTCCGGTCGATCCGCTCCCGGCTCAGCTCCGGCTCCAAGCCCCACGTTCACGAGTTCGTCGAGGACGCCGACTGCCCGTGCGGCCGCTCCTTCGACTGGGTGCTCGAGCATCGACCCGTCGACCCGTTCGTACTGGAGTTGATACCCGAATGAGTTTCGCTGAACACACACTGTGGCAATACCTGTTCCCACCGGCCCGAGACAGCTACCGGCTGCCGGAATCCGACCTACCCGCCGACCGGTATCTGGAACGTCCGATGCCTCGCGAGTTGCGGGACGGCCAGTGGGTCGACCATCCAATCGCCGAGGATGTGATCGCCCTGCCTCGCATGATGAACCGGCGGGCATCGGAAGCGGCCGGCCGACCGGCTCAGATCGGGCATCCGACCCGGCGGATCACCTGGACGATCACTCCCAGCTACGGCCCGTCGTACACGGTGTCGGCCCCGGCTCCGGCACAAGGTACCTACTGGGTCGAACGGGCACCACGTCCACTGTTCGCCAAGGTCCGCTACGACAACCATGTGATTGTCACCGACCCGAACGGCGGCTGGTGGGAGCTAATCGGTGTGTCGAACTGGGGTGCGTGGCGGGCATCCGGTCTTGCCCAGTACGATCGGCACGGTGAACTTGTCAGGGGCCGGCCGGTGATCGCTGCGAAACGGTCGCTGTTGCCGATGCTGTGGAACCGCCACGACCTGCCGCACCTGTGCACTGTGTCGGTGCGTGGCACCGACCATGACGCCAACTTCCGTCAGTATCTCGGCAAGTGGCTGGTGCTCGACGCCGGCCGAGTGCCACGGCCCGACACCGATGACGGTGGGCGGCTGTGGGATGCACTGACAACCTTCGGAGCCATCTACGGCGACCACGGCGGCCGAACGAACCTGTCGTCGGTGAGTGGCAGCCAGTGGGGTGGTGTCGACTGGGGTGGCCTCGAGTTCCGGCTTTCCGACTTCCTCGAGGCGTCCTGACAACTGACCAAGCTCGCGCCGCCTCCTCCCCGGCGCTGACCCCCGCTCCCGACGGCACCGCCCGGCCGTCGGTGGAGCGGGGGTCTTTCGCGTCTGGTCAGAAGTTGGCCGTGCCGGCTGAATCCAGCGCAGCACCGTAGAACACGGCCGCAGCGATCACGACGGCAGCGATCACCCATAGCGTTGCCCGGATCGAGCGAAGCAGGGCCACAACCTCGGCGTGCTGGCTTTGCTCTTGTGTTGTTGACTCCATGTTTGTCCCCTTCAGGCCGCGTCGAACTGACTGCGGACGTACAAAGTAGTGGTCGCCAGGTTCGAGTGGCGCAGCAGTCGCATCGTGTCCACCGCCGAGGCGCCGCCGGCCATCAGCCGGGTGCCGAACGTGCGGCGCAGGGAGTGGCAGCCGTGGCCGTGGATGCCGGCGTGGCGCATGGCCGTCTTGACCCGCATGGCGAGGGCGTCCGGTGACCACGGGGCCAGCCGTCCCGATTCGGGCATCAGTGCCGCAACCGAGCCAGCGACGGGCACCCGGTCTACGGCGCCACCCTTGCCGTGGACGACCATCCAACCGGCTGACACATCCTCGGCGCGTGCCCGTGACACCTCGGCGCGTCGCAGGCCCATGTCAAGCATCAGCAGCACGGGCAGCTCCAGCTCCACGCCTGCGACCTGGGAGCGCAGCCGCTGCTCCTCGTCGATGGTGAGCACCTTCGGGACGTGGCGCGGCACGCTGGGCCGTCGCACCTGCTCGAGCACGTTCGTGGCCTCGTAGCCCATCGCCCGGCACCAGGACAGGAACCCGCCGACGGCGACGTGATAGGAGCGCCGGGTTGCGGGTGACAGCCCCTCGGTGCAGGCCCACCACCCCAGCACGTCGCGTGGCGTGATGTCCTGCGGCGCCCGGTCGCCGACCGACTCCACGAATAGCCCCAGGATGCAGCGCCGCTGCTTGGCCGACGTGGGAGCATAGCTGCGCGCCGTGATCCAGAGTTCCACCAGTTCCGTGATCGTTCCCGCCATGCGGTTGAGGGTAAGAACGTCACGCGGCGGGAACATTGGGAAAACCTCCCAACATCGGTAACCCAACGGTAACCGAGTCGTCCAGCCCCTCGATAAACCAGACGAGCGGGAAGCCTGTAGCGGTCGCCCAGTGGATCACCTGGCTCACGGTCGGCTCGGTTTCGCCCTTCTCCCACGAGGACACGGTGCGGCGCGTCGCGCCCACCTTCTTGCCCATCGCAGTCTGTGACATGCCCCGGAACCGGCGGGATTGAGACAGCCTGCCCCCGAGGGTCTGGTCGGCGGTGAGGATCAACTCCATGCGATCCAGTGTCCCCCCTTGCAACACATGATGCAAGGCGAGGGACGCAACCTGAGAAAAAAACCTTGCATCAAAGGTTGCAATCCGAATGCACCTCATGTTGAATGAGCGTGCGATATGGGAAACGAACTGACCACAGTACCGAGCATCGCTGCCCGACTTGGCCTCGACCGCTCCACAGTCCATCGCCGGATTACGGCCGCCGGCATCGAGCCGAAGCTAGTCGCCGGGCGCACGCGCCTGTTTGACAGGAGCGATGTCGAGGCGCTGTTCACGGAGGACGACCAGTGAGCCTGCGCCCCTTCTGGTTCATGTACGGCCTTCTCCTCGGGATGCTGCTGTTCATCGCCCTGAGCTGCACACCGAACGAGGTCGCAGCGTTCGGCACACTGTCACCGGCCGACCAGCAGCGGGTGCTTGATGCGCTCGCCGCCGAACAGCGGCCAACGGACTGCTACGGGGCGCTGCACCACTTCCCCGGTGACAGGGCGACGGCACGCCGGATCATCCACCGCGAGAGCCGCAACCAGCCGGCCGCCGCGAACCCTTCCTCGAGCGCCAGGGGCTGCTGGCAGCTCATCCACTCGCTGCACTCCTGGCGCTACAGCGCCGTCGGATGTTCGCCCTCCCAGTGGGCCGACCCGGTGTGCTCGACCAAAGCCGCTGCCCACCTGTACCGACAGGCGGGCTGGACACCTTGGGGGTACTGACAATGGCAACACTGATAGCAGTCACACTGGCGCTCGGCGTCGGGGCCGCAGTCGGCTTCGGCTTCGGCACCGTGCTCCGTGACGAGCGGGCATACCGTGCCGGCTGGCACGACTGCCTCGACCGGCTCTGCCATCCAGCGGAGCGGCGCCGCCGGCCGCTGCCGCCACGGCCGCTGCCCGATGCACGCCGTCGCAGCGACCGTGCGCTCGGCACCCTCGACGCCGCACTGCTGGGAATCATGCTGGCGTCACTCATCATCGGCGCCTCGATCCTGTTCGGTGGCTGACCGTGATCCCCACCGAAGCCTGCCCGAGGTGCGGTGAGCCGACGCTGCCGCACGACATGCACGACGAACGCATCTGCGGCGACTGCTGCCGGGTATGCCACGACGACCAGCTGCCGGCACCCGACCCCGCCGAGTACCTGCCACGGGTGCTGGTCGGCCTGGCGCTCAACGGCATAGCGGACGACATCCTCCACTGGGCCAACGACGTGCTGCTGGAGCTGCCCGACCGTGACCGACTCGAGGAGCTGCTCGACAAAATGAGGAAAGCGGCGGAACTCGATGGCTGACCACACCTGGCAGATCATCCTCGGCGGACTGTCGAACCCGGCGCTGAACGGGCTCACCGGCTGGGAGATCATCAACCTGGAGCTGGACGACCCGGCGTTGTGGGTGACGCTCACCCCCGGGGAGCAGGGTGTGATCCGACACGCTGCCCAGGTCGCCAGCGACGAACGCGCCCGGGACGTGATGCGGGAGTTCGGCGATGGGTGATGTCATCGCACTCAACCCCACCATGACGGTGCTCGGCTTCGACGTGTCGCTGCGCCGAACCGGCTGGGCCACGCTCGACTACGACAACGGCAAGCTGCTCGACTGCGGCACGATCGAACCGTCGCCACGGTTGACCACCGTTGAGTCCATAGCGTCGATCAGCACGCAGGTGACCGGCGTCATATCGCAATGTGAGAACCGTGGTGGCGTCGATGTCGCCATCGAGGAGGGCATCGCCTACCGCTCGGGGCGCACCACACGAGTGCTCGCAATGGCATGGGCCGCAGTCGCCCTGTCCACCTGGGACCGACTCGGCATCGAGCCCTATGAGGTCAACACCTCGGAGGTGAAGAAGGCCGCAACGGGCGAGGGCAACGCCTCCAAGGGCCGGGTGACGAACGCAGCCGTGGGGAAGTGGGATGTGCGGGCCGATGACCCCGACATCGCGGATGCCTGCTGGGTTGCCGAGGTGTGCCGACTGCACATGCACGCAAGGTTTCCAGAGGGTGCGGCATGAGATCCCACGGCACCCGCGCCTGCTACGTCTACGGCCCCGAACCCGGCCAGGACTGGACCAAGGGCTGCCGCTGCGCCGACTGCTCCATTGCCGCAGGCGACTACGAGGTCGCCCGACGGCGGGCGCGGGAAGCGGGCGTCCAGCCGTTCGTTGATAACAGCGAGGCCCGCGAGCACCTGTTGTGGCTCCAGTCCCAGGGCGTCGGACTGCGCTCCGTGCAGCAACGCTCAGGCGTGGGGCGCACGGCCCTGTCGATGATCCGCTCAGGTGAGCGCACCCGATCACGGCCCGAGACAGTGGAGGCCATCCTCGCTGTGCATCTCGGCAACGCTGCCCCCGGCGCACACGTTGACGCAAGCCGCACACACCGTGAGGTGGCAGACCTGCTCGACCTCGGATGGTCGAAGGCGGCCATCGCCCGTGCGGTCGTGTCCCCGACGGCGCGTGCGCTCCAGTTCAGGGGCCCCAGGGTGCTGCGGTCAACGGCGGACAAGGTCCACGCCCTGTGGGAACGGGAGATGACCCCGACCCTCGAGGAGCGCCGCCGGAACGCCGAACGACGGGCCCACTACCGGGCGCTCGAACGCGAGAGGCAGGCGTCGTGACCCGTGGCACCGGAGCCGACATGCACTGGGCGGTACACGCCGCGTGCCGTGGCATGGACACCGCACTGTTCTACTCGTGGGGCACCACGTCCCGGCGTGGCCGGCCGGCCAGCAGACGTGGCGACCGCTACGTGGACCCACGGCTCAAGCAGGCGTGTGCCCGCTGCCCGGTGCGGGTCGAGTGCCTGGAGCACGCCCTCGAGCACTGGGAGCACGGCTGGTGGGGTGGCACCTCGGAGGACGACCGACGGGAGATGCGGCCGCTCGGCGTCAGGGCCAGGCGGCTCGAATCCGGCATGGCCGAGTGGGAGTTCCCCGGCAAACGACACGAACAACGGCTGGCGCAACGGCGCTGGCGGGAGGAGCGGGACGGATGATCCGCAGGGCAAGTGACCCCGAACGATTCAGGACCACCTACTACGGCGCACGGCGCTACATCGACCCGCTGCCCGCCGATGGCACCTGGGAACCGACGGGCGACAAGGAGCGGCTGGTCAACTGCACCAGCATCGCCAAGGAGGTCGGCTCGCAGTCGTTCTTCAAGAAGGTGGGCGACGCCCGTGTGCCGCTGGATGCGTTGCGGGTGGCCGACTACGCCATCGACGCCTGGGACCGGCTGACGGAGATGCCGGCCGATGAGCGACGGCTGGCCCTCGCCCAGTCCGCAAGCCGGGACCTCAACCGTGCCGCCGACCGGGGCACCGCCGTCCACGCACTGATCGAGGCACTGCTACGGGGTGAGCAGCCGATGCTGCTCGAGGCGGAAGCCGAACAGTACGGCGACGTTGCCGAGCAGGTCGCCAAGGAGTTTGCCGACAGCTTCACCCACCAGGAGGTCGTCGCCTTCGCCCGTGACTTCGACTACCACGAGGGCTACGGCGGCACGTTCGACGCCTGGCACGCCGACGGTGCCGTACTGGCCGACTGGAAAACCCGAGGCCCCGACTCGCAGCATGGCTGCTACGAGAAGGAGGTCGCACAGCTCGGCCTTGCCCAGCTTTGCGACTACTGGATCGCACCCACCGACGACGGCGGCGTGGTGCGGCGGCCGGTGCCGACCTTCGAGCGGATGCAGGTCGTGTCGATCCGCCCGGACGGCTTCGAGGTGTTCGACGTGGACCCCGGGCTCGCCGTCGAGGTCGCCCGCGAGGCGCTGAGCATCTACAAGGCACGCCGGGTCGGGGCATCCAAGGCCCGCAGTGCCACCAGCACACCCCGCCATTCCGTGGCGGCGGGTCACAACAACCACCAAGCAGATGGGACTGTGGAAGGTCAACCATCCGCCGACCCGTCGCCCGGTTCGTCGCCCGAGGCCCCCTCCTTCGCCACCTCGGGCGACTCGCCGGCCCAGTCGAGCGCCCTACACGGCGGCGCTCCTGGGCCGGCACCCTCACCCGAACAACTCGACTGGTTCGCCGGTCGTTACGCCACGATCAGCGAACACCTCGACAAGGCCGACATCATCAGGGCGTGGGCGGCCGCCGGCCTGGAGATCGGCCCGAAGAATGTCGCCGACATGAACGCCGAGCAGTTCGCCGCTGCGGTGAAGGTGCTCGACGCCCTCGAGGCCGACGCCGGCATCCCCTTCGGTGAACCCGACCCGGCGCAACCGAAACGCAAGCCACGCCACGCCCCGATCGAGGACACCCCGAAGGTGGAGCCGTTGCCGATCCCCGGCGGCGACGGCGAGCCGGTGGAGGCCGGCGACGTGACCGCACTGCGGGACGCCCTCGGCCGACTGGATGACATGCACCGCGGCAACGTGCAGCGGTGGATGCGGGAGGGCCAGCGGGCGAAGCGGCCGTGGTGGACACCTGGCGCCGACGTGGTGCCGACCCGTCACTTCGAGGTCGCACGGGCCGCCATCGGCATGGCCGGCCAGGAACGCATCGACGACGACGAGATCGCACGGGCATGGCTCGCACTCGTCATCGGCGAGGAGCAGTGCCAGCGGCACCCACCCGGCGCCCTGCTCGGGACGCTCACCATCGACGAGGCCCGCAAGGTCGCCGACCTGGCACACCTCGACAACTTCGCAGCGGCTCTCGCCGCTACGGCATAGCAACAGAAACAGAAACCAGGAGGACATGAAATGAGCAAGTACGACGACCTCGACTTCGAGGAAGTGGAAGTGACCGGTGGCGGGTGGTTCAAGTTCGCCAACGTCGGCGATGCCGTGACAGGCACCGTCGTCCAGCTCGACACCGGTTCGGGCACCACCTTCGACGGCGACCCCTGCCCCGAGCTGCTGCTGCAGACCGAGGACGGCGAGCTGGTGCGGGTGACCCAGGACAAGGGCGCCCTGCGGGACGCCATCACCGCCGCCCGCCTGTCGGTCGACGACGTGGTCAAGGTGCAGCGCCAGAGCGACAAGACCTCTGCCGCCGGCCGGGACTACCAGACGTTCAAGACCTACGTCGCCCGCGGTGCCGGCAAGCCGGTGCTGAAGGCCGACGAGGAGGCGTTCTGATGGGAACCAACGGAAGCAACGACTACAACCACCAGCCCTTCGAGGAGGTGTTCAAGCGCATGGGCGTCCACTTCAAGTTGGTGCCCGAGTTCAAGCTCGACGATCTCGTCGACGTGCCCGAGTCGCAGGTGCGGCACCGCAGCCACAAGGCTCCCAAGCCGAACGTGGACGCATACGCAGAGCAGATGGGTCACGGGGCGCAGTTCCCGCCACTGGTTGCCGTCGACGCGACCCAAGGTGCCGTGCTGTGCGACGGCAACACACGCGCCGCGGCTGCCCGCAAGATCGGTCGGGCCACATTCCCGGTGTACCTACTGCGAAACCTCACGATGGATGAAGCGTTCATCGTGTCGGGCGTGCTCAACCAGATCGGTGGGCAGCGACTCGACACCGTGGAGGGCAAGGAACTGGCCCTGCGGATGATGGAGCAGGACTACAGCGACGCCGAGGTGGCCGAACTCTCCGGTCAGCGACCCGACACCGTGCGGCGCTGGCGTCGGGAGAAGCGGTTCGAGCGCAACATCGCGGACTGCGGCATCGACATGACCGGCGTCAGCATCCCGCAGGCAGCCAAGGCTGCGTTCTCCGAGGTGCGCGAGATGGAGCCGTTGCGGGAAGTCATCGAGTCGGCCCGCAATGTCCAGTGGACCGTCAAGAGTGCCAAGGAGGCCGCCAAGGCCGTGGCCGAAGGCCGCAGCGATGCGGAGAAGGTGGCGGCCATCAAGGCGGTGTCAGACAAACTGGACCACCCCGGACCTCGGCCGGTGAAGCCCCGCAAGGAAACGGCCTTCGAGAAGCTGACCCGCGACGCCGCCAAGTTGGCCGACCGTATCGGCAAGGTCGATCCACCGAAGGTGCTGGACGCTGGCGACGCCTACGAACTGCATAAGGTGTGGTCGTCGCTGGCCGATGCGGCACTCAACGTCGCTGGGGCCTACGAGTGACCGAGGACCATATGCGGTCAAACAGGCCGAAGCGTGGTTCCCATGTGGACGACCACGGCCGCAACCTGATCGGCGCTTACTACCGGGCGGGCGGGGACATCGACGTTCCCGCCCGCCAGGAGCAGGTGCTCAAGGAACTCGAGGCGTGGTACGACTCGCACGGCGCCCAGCTCGGCGACCTCCATCGCAAGATGGCGGGACGCATGGAGTCCACCCGACTGCATCAAGACGGCATCGTGATGCAGCACATGCGGCAGTCGTTCGGGAACCTTCGCCGCTCCGGCACGGTCACCGGAGGCAGAGCCAGCGACACCGAGGTGACCTACCACCGCGCCGTGACATTCAAGGATCTCCACAGCGGCGAGGTTCACCGACTCACCCGTGACTGGTTCAATCAGAACGCCGCCCCACCACCCGAACGCAAGGTGCAGAGGGCCGTGCAAGCGGTCCTGCGCGACGACATGGACCACCGTGCGGTCGCCATCTACCTACTCGGTGGCACTGCGCCGGGGATGGCCGACCGGGGATTAGCCCACAAGGGCTCGGTGCGCAGCCTCCGCAGCCTGTTCGGGGCCGACACCACGACCAACGCCACCAGGCAGGAAGTGATGCGCCAGCTCGTCGAGAAAATCTGGCCCGACGAGTACCCCGAGTGACCCAACCCCAAGCCGTGGCCGTGCTCCTCGATGCAGTCATCTGGCACGGCTACCGCCTGAACGACGACGCCCTGACCCTGCTCGAGCACGACGCCACCGCCCACTCGGCCGCAGTAGCCGCGCTCAGCGTCTACGAGGGCGACACATGGGAAGGCGCCCAACGCCGACTCAAGGCCGTTCAGGACGCCACACAAGACGATATCCGACCCCTGTTCGACCTCTGGTGCGATGACACACAGACGATGGAAACCGCCACCACAAACGCGCTCACGGTCCTATGGCGGGCCGCTGAACGCCGACGCCTGGCAACCGAACTTCAACGACTCGACACGGCCACACCATGAACGGATTCGACCACCTGCCCCGCGATCCCGGCATCTACATGCACGAGCCGCCATGGGAAGAACTCGCCGAGGTCACCGACACCGCCGGCGCCCACCCGCTGGAGCGGTTCCTGATCGACTGGCCGGCCTTCTGGACCGACGAGGACCAGCAGCACGACTGGCTCCTCGAGCCGCTGTTCGCCGCCGGCAGGGGTCACGCCATCTACGCCCAGGCCAAGACAGGCAAGTCATGGGTGGTCCTCGCAGCGTGTGCGGCACTCGCCACCGGCCGGCCCTTCCTCGGCCATCCCGGCGGCACGCCCACCGACGTGCTCTACGTCGACTACGAGATGACAGCCGCCGACGTGCGGGACCGGCTCTATGACTTCGACTACGGCCCCGAGGTCGACCTGTCGCACTTCCACTACGCCCTGCTGCCGTCCATCGGGCCACTCGACTCGGACATCGGCGGCATGGACCTTGCCGAATCAGCCCTGGCACTGGGCGTGTCGCTGGTGGTCATCGACACCACCGGACGTGCCGTAGCGGGTGACGAGAACGACGCCGACACGTTCCGCAACTTCTACCGCCACACCGGCGCACGGCTCAAGCAGGCCGGCATCGCATTCGTGCGGATCGACCACGCAGGCAAGCAGGCGGACAAGGGCCAACGTGGCAGCTCGGCGAAGAACGATGACGTGGATGTCGTGGTGCGGCTGACGAACCTGGACGACGGCAAGCGGTGGACCGCCACCCACCGCCGGATGTCCTGGTATCCCGAGCAGACCGACATCGAGGTCAAGTCGGGCCAGCGCGGGTACAGCTTCGCCACCGAGCAGCGTGGCTACAAGGAAGGCACCAGCGAATGCGTTGCCGACCTGGAGTCGCTCGGTGTGCCACTGGACGCCACGCTCGCTGCCGCACAGGCGGCGCTCAAGGGCGCAGACAAGGGCCGTCGCAGGCAGGTGGTCGCCGATGCACTCAGGTTCCGCAGGGAGTCTGCAACCGACCCGCTGGAGGACTTCTGATGTTCCGAATGGCGTTCAACGGTTCCGGGAACCGCTGGGAACCGCGTTATCCACAGGGCGGAACCGCCCAAAAGTTGTTCGGGAACCCCCAAGGGAATACTGGGGAACCGCGGCGGGAACCGCTGGGAACCGCATCTGGCCCGTATCGGGAACCGAGCGGGAGCCTGAAAGGCTCCGCCGGTGACCGGGCTGGCGGAACTCGGGAACCAACCACATGACGACCAAGAGCCAGCATCTCAACCAGGCAAGCCTTCAACTGCACATCGCAGCCTCGGCGCTCGTACACGCCCGACGGCACCTCGCCCACGCCGGCTACGGCCAGGACTCCGCATACCTGACTGAGCTGGCCTCCTCGCTGTTCGACACCGGACATGACCTTCAACACCACACCATCCACCCGGAGGACTGATGCCCCGAACACCACGCCCATCCGAACGTGACCGCATCCTCCAGGGTGCCGTCGACTACGCCTGCCGCATCGGTCGCGACTACCTGATGGTCACCGCCCGATTGAGGGACTGGTCCGCCGGCCTCGGCAGCGGCAGCGGCCCCACACCGAAGGGCACCATCTCGGACCCGACCGGGGAAGCTGCGATGTCGGTCGACGAGTTCGGCCGTGCCCGCTCACGGCTCGATGCCCTGGTGGACTCCATGTGCCGCGACATGTCGGCCATCGAGCAGATCCGGCGGGAGGTGATGGCGCCGCCACCCTCACTCGAGGAGGTGGAACGCCAGCGCAGCAACCAGATGGCCGGCACGGTGCAACCGTGCGCCAACCCCCACGGCTGCCCGGATGAGGGGCTGGCTGCCAAGGCCGGCCGCTGTGAGGCGTGTTACAAGTACCGTCAGCGCAACGGGCGGGACCGACGGGTGAGCGGGAAGTCATGACCCTGGCAAAGAGGCCAGCCGCATGGCTCACCACATCCACCATCACTCAGACATGCTTCGCCTGTGGCACCGGGATCCCACCGGGGTGGCCGGTGTACGCCAGGATGCGGCGCGGCATGGCGGCCCCGTACTGCTCGAGTGGATGTCGCGACGACAGCCGGTGACGCCGATGCTTGACTAGCGTCGGGACATGTGGGAGACTTCCGGTAGTTAGGCGTCGTGTGCATTGGCACCGGCGCCTTTGTCGTTGCCGGGGGTGGCGCCGATGGCACCACGCAAGCCAGCTCACCGCCGGGGCGGATACCAACGGCAAGCAGCCAGGGTGAGGGCGACGGCATACGCCGACCCGACAACGGCGTGCTGGCGGTGCGGGCTGACACTGGCCCAGCATCCACGGCACAAGTCGGGGCGTGCTCCGTTCTGGACAGCGGGCCACGTCAACGACGGACAGGCCGGGGGGCCATTGCTTCCCGAGGTGTCGACCTGCAACATTGCAGCCGGTGCCCAGCTTGGCAGTGACCGGGCCCGCCGCCGTCGGCTGCCGACGAGCCGCAGATGGTGATCCGGGGGTTCCCCGTGGGGGGTGAGTTGACCCCCCGGTCACCTCCGGTGGTGCCCCCCCTTCCGCTCGGCCCCGATGTTTTTACGGTGACCACCCCCCGTGCAGAC